GAGTATACACTTAAATCAGCTAAGACTAAATTAAAAACATTAATTGACTTAATTGAAAACAATGATTATACTATTTCAGCGTCAGGCGCTATATTTAAAACTGATGAACAAAGTATATGTTCTAAGATATTACAAGGATGGTTTGAAAAACGAGAATATTATAGAGGTTTAAAGAAAAAAGCAGGTAAAGAAGAAGATTGGGCTAATTATAAGTCATATGATTTATTCCAACATGCATTTAAAATTTTACAGAATGCAATGTATGGTACATATGCTAAAAATGGGTGGAGGTATACTGATGGGTATTTGATTTGTAGTGCAGCTATTACAAATAGTGGTCAACGCTTAGACCAAGAAAGTATAAATTTTGTGAACCAAAAATTAAATACAGAACTTAATACTGATAAAAATTATATTAAATTAGCTGATACTGATTCTATGTATATAGAATTAAAAGAAGTAATTGATACTAAGTATGGAATTGATTTAACTAAAGAAGAACGTAACCAAAAAATTCTTGAACTAGCACAAGAAATACAAGACGCAGCTAATACTAACCTAGATAATATTAGTAAGGACTTATTCAATATTAAACCTGGTACTCACTACTTCCAGTTAAAACAAGAAGTAATATGTACTGGACTATTAACAACAGGCAAACGTCGTTATGCAATGTATGTTACTAATAAAGAAGGTGTGTCTGTTGAAGAACTAGACATGAAAGGACTTGAATTAATGAAGTCTAACATGAACAAGTTATTTAAGAAATTTGGTGAGGATTTAATTAAGAATATATTGTTTGGTAAGTCAAAATATGAAATAGACAATTCAGTAATTGAGTTTTATAAACACTTAAAAACACTTGACCCAAAACAATTAGGTAAACCAACAGGTGTTAAACAAATATCAGAATATCATCTGCCTCCTAGAGCAGGTGAAATGTTTAGTTCATTTAGAACTAAAGCACCTGCTAATACTAAAGCAGCTGTTCGTTATAATGACTTACTTAAATTCAAGAAACTAGATAAAAAATATGAATCTATTATTGAAGGTGATAAGATATTTATTATTAATTTGAAACCCAATGTTTATAAATTAGAAACAATAGGTTTACCAAATGCTAAAGTACCTGATGAAATTGAAAAGTTTGTTAAGGAATTTATTGATATAGATGAGATTTTTGAGTCACTATTATTAAATAAATTAAAGGAACTTTATCTTGATCTTAAATGGGAATTTCCTCCACTTAATCCTAATATAAGTAAATTTTTTAAATTCTGATGATATTTATATTAAACGGGGACTTTCCCGACATTAATTTAGATAACATGATTATATATCAAATAACTAATCTTATCAATAATAAAAAATATATTGGAAGAGATGCTTTTAATAATCCTAATTATTTTGGAGGAGGTAAAGCAATAAAGGCGGCAATTAAAAAACATGGTAAAGAAAACTTTAAAAAAGAAATTTTGGAGTATTGTGATAGTAAGGAAAAATTATTAGAAAGAGAAGAATATTGGTTAAAATTTTATAATGTAGAAAATGATCCAAATTTTTATAATATGACTTTATCTTCTGAAGGATGGCAAAAAGGAAAACCTAGACCTGAACGTCAAGGAAAAAAACATAGTAAAGAAACTAGAGACAAAATAAGTCAAAATGGTAAAGGAAAAACTGGTAAGGCATCAGGTGTGCCTATACCTATTATACAATACAGATATGAAATAGTTAAAATACCTATAGCAGAGTATTCATCTTCAATTGACGCGTCTAATAAAACTGGAATTCCAGCAGGTGATATAAGAGCAGCGGCGAACGGAAGACAAAATACAGCTGGTGGTTTTATGTGGGGAAATAAAGAAACACATTACTAAATTTTTTAAATTTTAAATATTTATAAATATAAATAAGTTATGATATCTAAATTAACGTTACAAAGTATTATCTCAAAATACCATCTAAATGGTTTAGTTGAATCAGTCAAATGGTCTATAAAAGATGAGATATTAAATATTAAATTTATGTTACCAACTCGAGACATGATTGGTGAACTTGAATTTAAAGGACTAAAATTAACAAACACTGAATTAGCAATTTTCAATACTACTCAATTAAATAAATTAATAAGTATAACTCAAGGTACTTTATTATTAAATGTAACAAAACAAGGTAATGTTGCTAATCGTTTAAACATTCAAGACAATCAGTATGATTTAACTTATGCTTTAGCAGACACTTTACTTATAGGTAAAGTAGGTAATGTTGAGGAACCATCTCATCATAATGTAGAAACTGACCTTAATAATGAACAAATAACCGCTTTAATTAAAGCTAAATCTGCTTTACCTGATACTAACCATATTGTTGTCAAAACAGATACTGATTTTAATGGAGATTCAGTGATAAATTTTATATTAGGAGATAATGGTGAGTTTTCAAATAAAATAACATATTCAATACCATCTATTGTTAATTCTCCAGTAGACTTGCCGTTTAACGCGGATACATTGAAAGAAATACTAAGCGCCAATAAAGACGCAGAAAACGGTAAATTACACATTTTTGATGGTGGATTAATAAAACTCCATTTTAATTATGAAAATACGTTAAAAACAACATATTATATGGTAAGAAAGCAAGAGTAAACTTGGCTTTCTAATTGAAATTCATTATATTAATATATAAAATAAAAGTTATGGAAATCGAATTATTTAAAACAGCAACATTAATTAAAGATCCAGCAATTGAACCTTATTTCATTGCTAGAGACAACAACTCGTACACTTTATGGGAAGCGTACAAATCAAGTGATGATACCAAATCTAAACGTGGTAGAAAACGAGTTATTACTGAAGAAAATAAGGATAAAGTAAATTATAAAGCTCATGGTTATTACACTCAGTTTGAAAACTGTTTAAATGGAATAGCCAAACTAAAAATAAAAGACCAAAACTATGGTACTATCAAATCATATATTGATGAGTACAAACGAGTAAAAGACGAATTAAACCAAATTATTAACATAGGATTATAATTATGAAATTAAAACCAGTTCACAACCACGTTATCATTAAACAATTAGAAGAAGATGAACAACAATATGGAAATATTATTGTTCCTGATATGAATAAAGAATTACCCAAAATGGGTATTGTTACTGCAATTGGAGTAGGTTCATTTACTCAAACAGGTGAATTAATTCCTATTCAAGTAAAAATAGGTGATAAAGTAGCATTTCCTGCTTTTGGAGGTGTTAAATTCACTATTAAAGGTGAAGACTTTATTTGTTTAAAAGATCAAGAGATATTAACAATAATAGAAGACGAGAATGAATAAAATAATTGAATTTGGTCCTGACGCTAGAAAGCGTTTGGCTACAGGTGTAAATAAGTTAGCAGATGCTGTTACTGCTACTTTAGGTCCTAATGGACGAAATGTTGTATATGTTGAAAATGAAGAAGTTCGTTCAACTAAAGATGGTGTTACAGTAGCTAAAATGGTTACTAAACTAGAAGACCCAATTGAAGATTTAGGTGCTCAAATGGTTAAACAAACATCAATTAAAACAGCTAATAACGCAGGTGATGGTACAACTACATCTACATTACTAGCTCAAACAATAATTAATGAGGGTTTAAATCATCTTAATAAAGGAGCTAACGCTGTTGAGATTAAAAGAGGTATTGATGTTGCTGTTAAAGAAGTAGTAGCTGAATTATATAAAAATATAGTTAAAGAAATATCATCTGAAGATCAATTAAAACAAATTGCCACTATTTCAGCTAATGGAGATGAGTTTGTAGGTGAATTAATTTCAACTGCTATGGAAAAAGTAGGTCGTGATGGTGTTGTTTATATTGAGGAATCTAAGAATGGTGAAACATATCTTGAGACAGTAGAAGGTATGCAGTTTGATAGAGGTTATAAATCACCTTACTTTGTTACTAATAACAACGATATGACAACAGTATTAGAAAATCCTCTTATACTAATTGCTGATAAACGTTTTAATCAAGTAAAAGAATTACTCCCAGTACTTGAAGCGGTATCAGCTCAAAATCGTTCATTATTAATTATAGCTGAAGATATTGATGGTGAAGCATTAGCTACATTAATATTTAATAAGGTTAGAGGTATAGTTAAAGTATGCGCTGTTAAAGCACCTGATTTTGGTGATCGTAGAAAATTAATTTTAGAAGATATAGCTATATTAACGGGTGGTACAGTATTTTCACCTGATAAAGGTATGAAACTAGATAAGTTTAGTTGGGATTGGTTTGGTCAAGCACGAGTAGCTACTATCACTAAAGAAACAACTACAATTGTTGATGGTAAAGGTACTGAAGATAAAATTTCAACTCGTATTGAAGAACTTAAATCACAAATTGAAAATCCTAAAGCTACATCTTATGAAATTGAAAAACTACAAGAACGTTTAGCTAAATTTATTGGTGGTGTAGCTATTATACATGTAGGTGGAAATAGTGAATTAGAGATGAAAGAAACTAAAGATAGGGTTGATGACGCTCTAAATGCTACTAAAGCCGCTATTGAAGAAGGTATTGTACCTGGTGGTGGAGCTGCTTTATTATATGCTCGTGAAGCTATTACTAAAACAAGAACTGAACTAGATTCAGATATTCATATTGGTAAAAATATTGTTTATAAAGCATGCGCTGCTCCGTTTATAAAGATTTTATCTAACGCTGGCTACTCAGAAGCAGAATGTTATAATATAATTAATAAACTTGAGCCACACCTAGATATAGTTGAAGGTACTAAATATGAAGATCAATATTGGAGAGGTTATGATCTTAAATCTGAAAATATACTAGACATGATGGATAAAGGTATTATTGATCCAGCTAAAGTAACTCGTAATGCTATTCAAAATGCAGCATCAGTGGCTGGTACAATGTTATTAACAGAATGTACTATAGTAGATAAACCAGGTGAGAAAAAAGAAGTACCTAATATGGATATGGGAGGAATGTTTTAATGACTGAAATAGTAGAAAAATTAGTTTTAGTAGCTGAGCGTGTTCCGCCTGGTGATAATTGGTCAATGAAGGGTACTAAGTACCCTTCGTTAATCGAAGTAATGAATGCTTACCATATGATATGTGTTGGTAAACCGCCTAAAGCATATCGTTTAGAACCAATGAATGGTAAGGTATATGCTATTATAGAATCAATTCAAGAAGCAGAACCACCTAAAAAATATAATATATATGGAGATTATGAGTAAACAACATACTATATTAAATGAAAAATATAGACCAGATACTTTAGATGGATATGTTTGTAGAGATGAGGATAGAATAAAGTTTCAAGAGTTTATTGATAATCAAGATATACCTCATCTTTTATTTGCTGGTAAACCAGGTGCTGGTAAAACTACATTAGCTAAAATATTAGTTAAAAATATTAATTGTGATTACCTATATATTAATGCTACTGATGAGAGATCAATTGATGTTATGAGAGATAAGGTAGGTGCATTTGCGTCTGCTGGTTCATTTAAACCACTTAAAATAGTAATATTAGATGAAGCTACTCATATACTTCAAGCATCACAAGTAATACTACTTAATATGATGGAAACGTTTAGTTTAACTACTCGTTTTATTCTAACAGGTAATTATCCAGAACGTTTAATTGAACCACTTAGAAGTAGATGTCAGGAATTTGATTTACAACCTCCATCTAAAAAAGTAATAGCTAAACATATTGATGACATCTTAAATAAAGAAAATATAGAACACACAATTGAGGATGTTGTTAATGTAGTTAAAAAGTTCTATCCTGATTATAGGAAAATAATTAACAGTTGTTAAAAGTATACTGTTAATGGAGTTCTAAAACTAGATAAATTATCAAGTAATGACACTGAGTATAAAGAAAAAATACTTAATGAGTTACAAAATAAATCATCTAAATCACTTAATAATATTAGACAAATTATAGCTGATAGTGAAGTAGAAGACTTTAATGAATTATATAGATTTTTATTTGATAAATTATCTGAGTATTCTAAAGGTAATGATGGAGCTATTATTATGGCATTAGGTGAATATCAATTTCAATCCAATTTTAGAGTAGACCAAGAAATAAATGCTATGGCTTTAATTAGTAAAATATTACAAACAATATAAAATTATGCAACAACAAGAACAATTAAAGGTAAACATTGACCTAAAAAACACCCAACCTGTATTATCAGAAAGCGGTAATCATGTATTCACAGAAGGTTTTGTACTAAGAAAAGTATCTAAATTTATTACAGGTACAACTGAAGATGGAGTTATTCCAGTTCCATGTTTTTATGATGTTAAAACAGGTGAAATACTGATTGAAACATTACCTAAAGACTTAAGAACAGAATATGAAGAGTACCAAAAGTCAAGCAAGTAATTTTACAATATTTGATTGGCTTAAGGAGATCACATACAATAAATCTCCATGGAATAAGTTTTCAAATGAACAAATTAAAACATTTGAACTGTACATGATTAATCGTTTCTTAAGTATGAGTTCTGATTACTTAGAATTGGTTAATTATGTACAAACTATTCCTTATACTGAGAAAGAAAAATATTATAAAATATATTGTGATTTACTTCCTAAAAAACAATTTTGGTCTAAGTATATTAAGTCAAATATTAAACAACCAAATAAAGATTTAATAAAATATATTACAACATATTTTGAATGCTCAAGTAGAGAAGCTATTGAGTATTTAAATTTACTTAATGAAAACCAAATAAAAGATATATTATCTGATTTTGGTGTTGATAGTAAAGAAATTAAAAAACTACTAAAATGAGAGATAAAATTACAGAAGCAGTTATTGAAGATTTAAAATCTAGAAGTGAGCGTGGTATTAAAAAATATAATACTACACTTGATCAAAATAATAAAGATAACTACATGAATCATTTGTATGAGGAGTTATTAGATGCTGCTCAATATTGTAAAAAAGAAATGTCTATAATTCCTGAAATTCAAAAACTTATTGAGTTATATCCTAATGATATGGAGTTAGGAGCAGCTATAAGAAACATATATCATAAATGAGTAAATCATTACCTAAAATAGTAAAACAGATACGACAACAGCCTTTGATGGAGATAAACTATGCTTATCAACGTAGTATATCTTATAGTCAGATGTCTACATATAATAGTTGCCCACATAAATGGAAACTACAATATAAAGATGGAGTTGTTGTTCCTTCATTTAGTATTCATACTGTGTTTGGAACAGCATTACATGAGACATTTCAACATTACTTAACTATTTTTTATGAAAAAAGTAGTGCTGAGGCTGATAAGTTTGATATTGAGGAATATTTTAAAACTAAATTTATAGAACAATACCAAATAGCTTATAAACAAAATAATAATGCTCATTTTTCCTCATCTCAAGAATTAAGAGAATTTCATGATGATGGGTTAGAAATAATAAAATGGGTAAAAAAACATAAAGCTGAGTATTTTGGTAAACAAGGATGGTATTTGGTTGGGTGTGAGATTCCACTTGTATTAACCCCAGATAAACGTTATAAAAACGTATTATACAAAGGATACTTAGACTTAGTATTATATCATGAACCTACAAATACTATTAAAATTATTGACATTAAAACATCAACTAGAGGATGGGGTGATAAAGAGAAAAAGGATGAAAATAAGCAGTATCAATTAATTTTATATAAAGAATTTTTAAGTAAACAATTTAATGTAGATCCTGATAGTATTGAGGTAGAGTTTTTTATTGTTAAACGTAAAATATATACTGAATCTGAATTTCCTCAAAAGCGAGTTCAACTATTTTCTCCTCCATCAGGTAAAATCAAAACTAAAAAAGCAATTACCAATGTGACTACTTTTATTGAGGATGTTTTTAATACAGATGGATCTATAAAAGATAGAGAATACACAGCAAATCCTTCAAAATGGAATTGTTCTTATTGTCCATTCTCTTCTAAAAAAGAATTTTGTGATAAAAGTGTATCTTAGGTAAAAGTATATATATTTATATATAAAATATAGTTATGGCAAAAGAACAAATATTAACATCAGTGAAAGTTAATAATGAGTTGTTTGAACAATTTAAAGTTGAATGTATCAAACGTAAATTCTCATTACAGAAACTAACTGACAGAGCTATAGATTTATATCTTAAAGACGAGTCATTTAGAAAATTAATTCACAATCATCAATTAGATAAATAATAAGTTTTATGAGTAACAAACCAGGTTATATTCCTCAAAAAGATAGGAAGAAGATCCTCCTTATATGTGACGACATCAGAGTACATTCAGGAGTAGCTACAGTAGCTAGAGAATTAGTAGTGAACACAGCCCATCATTTTAATTGGGTAAATGTAGCGGGAGCTATCAATCACCCAGAAGTAGGTAAACGATTAGATTTATCTCAAGACACAAATATGCATGCTGAGATAAATGATTCATCAATCATACTATACCCAGTTAATGGATATGGTGATATAGGTTTGATCCGTCAATTAATACA